TGGACAGGCTGCGCGGGGTGATGCCGGTGCCGATGGTGTTGGACACCAGCGACTCAAGGCCGCGCGCGATGTAGGGCACGTTCTGCACCAGGGCGCGGGCGCGGGTGCGCAGGATGCCGCCGTCGGCGAGGTGGTCGGTGTTGGCGCTGGCACCGGCGCGGCGGGGGCGCCATCCGTCCTTCTGGCTGGCGCCTTCGTAGGCGCGGGTGAGCAGCTCGCGGGCGCGCAGGCGGCGCATGCCGGCGTCAGGGTTGAGGGCGCCGATGAAGCGGTCGATCAGGCGGGTGGCGAGGTTGGCCATGGTGGTCAATCGCCCCGATACGTCGTAAATATTGGCCGGAATGTTCCGCGTCGCACCGAGCTTCCCGACACCGATGTTGCCGCCAGCTCGGCCGCAATATCGTCTCTCATTTTGCGCAACTCATCGACGTTTCTGAAAACAACTTTTCTCCCGCCAACCTCTACAGATTGTTCGGGCGATGAAAATGCAGCTTTGACGTTGTCGAGGTCGGTCTGTGTGTAGGCCATTGGGTGAGCGTCTTTGGTGCCGTGGGTAGGCGCTCACGGTAGACCTACGGGTGTCTCATTTCCCGGAAAAGTGAGACGGTTATTTTTTTACTTTGCTCAGTCTGATACGGATTGCCGCCCGCTCAAACGCCTGCGCCCATGCTTCGCGCCCTGCGTCGTCTTCCTCGTCATCACTGAATTCCTCGATCTGCGTTGCAATGTCTTCAAGCAAATCAAACTTTTTGGTCACGTTGTTGCAACCGTCAGTTAGATCAATTACTCCAGGCTTGTTTACGTCGCAAAACAAAAACAGGTCAACAGTGACATTTGAGAGAAAGTTATTAACAGTCGTTTCGACGGAAACGTGAAACTTATCTAGGACGTCGGTTTCAATTTTGCGGAGTTGTTTCGCCAAATCTTCGGCCGCGTCGATAGCGCCGCGAATCACGCTTTGTGGAGATGCTTCTAGATCGTTCCAGTTTTGAGGTTTTTGTTCTTCAGTTGTGAGCATGATTTTTCCCAGGTTGCTTGATGACGCGGTACACCGTAGACCGGCTGATTTGCAGGCGGCGCGCGACTTCGCTGGCGTTGCGGCCGTTGAACAGGGCCAGCACGTTGGACACCATCTCCTGCCGCGCGCTGGCCGGGCGCCCGGCGATGTAGCATTCTTCGCCCTTGAATTCTGCCCTGACGGCGGCTTTTGTGCCGGCGATCTTTTCGGCGGGTTGCCCGGCGATCTGCGGGAATTCGGCCAGGATGTAGTCAAAGATGCGGTCTACCAGATCGGGCTCGGCAGTGATCAGCGTCTGGAGCTTTGGCGTCGGGTTGGTCATGCGTTACCAGTCTCGGGCAAAGGTGCGGGCCGCCGGTGGTTTTGCCGCTGGCGGTGGGGCGTTCGGGGTGTCGCTCCATTTTTTATAGCTATCCGTGACCGTTTCGCGCTGGGGTGATGCGGTTTCGGCTTGTTTTTCGGGCTGGTTAAACAGGTCCGGCGCCTTGGGCGCGTACTTTTCCTCGCGCCGCGCCCAGCCGGGCTCTCGGTAGGTCTGGATGCCGAGGTGGCAGGCGGCGGCGTAGGCATAGACCATGCAGTCGCCGCCCTCCTCGCGCTTGCCTGCGGGGGTGATCCAGCGCATGCTGGCTTTGCCTTGCACCACGACGGGCATGAGGCGCGCGGCAGTCATCTGCTCGAATTCGTCGGTGGGCGCCAGGCTCTTGGGGACGTGGACGTAACCCGGCCCGGTCTGGGTGATGCGCATGCGGCCATACAACAGGTGCTTGGCGGTGTCGGTGCCGATGCTCCACAGCTTGAGGCTGCGCGGCTGGGTCTTGCCGCGCCAGGTCACGTCGATCAGGCTGGGTTTGCCGATGACGGGGCGGCCGTAGAGGCTGGCGCCTTTGACGGCCAGCACCTGGGCGTGGGCGTGGTTGCGGCAGTAGCTGTAGACGGCGTTGGTGTTGTGGCCGCCGGTGTCGATGCAGGTGGCTTCGATGACCATTTGCGCGCCGCTGGCGTGCAGCAGCGGGGTGCGGCGGATCTCAGTTAGGCGCGTCCACGGGCTGCCTTCGGTGTTTTCGTCGAGGTTGGGGTCGCCGTAGATGATGTGGCGGCCACAGAGCCAGGATTCTTCACCACGGCCAAAGGCCCAGATCCGGGCTTCCAGGCGGTCGGGCTGGGTGTCTACGCCCATCGTCACCATGAGGCCGCCGCGCGGGACGATGCCGATCTCGTAGTCTTCAGCGCGGGCGGCCAGGGCGCGGCTGTCGGCGCCGGTGCCGGATTCCTCGTAGGTCTCGGCCAGGCGGGTGTTGACGAAGGCGCGCAGCTTGCTGTTGTCGCCGTTGCGCTTGGCGGTCTGTGCGGTCAGCCACTCGCGCACGACCTCGGACCATGTCAGCCAGCCGAGCGGTGAATACAGGCTGTTGATCTGGAACCCGCGCACCTTGCCGCCCTTGGCGCCGGGCATGGCCGCGATCCACTGGCCGCCCTCCAGCATGCCGGGCTTGTGGTATTCCTCGATCACGCAGCCGTTGTGGCGGCAGACGTAGTGCGCGGTCTCGGGCATAGCCTGGCCGTCGGCGTCCTTGTGCCACTTGACGCCGTGCGGGCTTTGCGCGCCCCACTCCAGCGTCTGCATTTCGCCGCAGTGCGGGCACGGAACCCAATACTGGCAGCGGTCGCTGGCCATGTATTCGGCCTCCACCCGGCTGTAGCCCTTGATGGTGGGCGTGCTAGTTTTCAGGCGCTTGCGCCGTGCGAAGGTGCTCTGGCGGGCCTCGGCCAGGGCGGATGGGTCGCCCTCGCCGTCCACATCATGCGGCCAGGCGTCGATCTCGTCCATGAACAGGTCGCGCACGGGCATGGATCGCAGGCCGGCGGCGCTGTTGGCCCCGGCCAGCGCCCACTGGCCGCCGGGGTATTCCTTGAGCAGCGTGGTGTTGGCGTCGTCGCGGCTGCGGTTTTCGCTGACCTTGCGCTTGAGCGCGGGGGATTCGTCCACCATGGGCACCAGGCGCTGGCGGCTGTAACGCTTGGCCATGTCGATGGTGGGCTGCACGATCATGGCCGGGCCTGGGTTGACGTCGGCGATGTAGCCCATCCAGTTGCTGCCGATGGTGGTCTTGCCGGTCTGCGCGCCCCACATCAGCACGATTTCCTCCACCAGGCTGTGCGTGCTCAGCGCATCCTGCGGCTCGCGCACATAGGGCGTGCGGCTGCAGCGGTACGGGCCGGGCTCGGCGCTGTCTTTGCTGGACAGGCCGCGGTACAGCTCGGCCCATTCGGTGACGGTGATACGCGGCGGTGCCTTGAAGTACTCGGCCCAGACGGCGTCAAGCTGCTCAAACACGCTGGGGTGATCACGCGCGCCCATACGCGCCCTCGTTGACCAGCGCCATGGCGCGCACGATCTCGTCCTCAAGCATGGTGTGGATCTTGGCCGGGTCGGTCTCGGCGGACAGCACGGGCACCAGGCGCGAGGGGATCTGCAGGAACGCCTCGCGCATGGCCGCGATCTTTCCGGCCAGGTGGCTCTTGGCCTCGTCGGCCGGGAACAGCTTGCGGGTTTTTTCCTCGTATTCCAGCTGCGCCATCTTGGCCTCGTAGACCTCGCGGGCGGTCTTGGCCTGCATGTAGGTGGCGCTTTTGCTGACGGCGCTGTCGTCGCGCGGGGGCGCCGGCTGGTATTGCTGCGGCGCGTCCGGCCCGCGATGGGTTTCGCGCTGGGCGGCGTTGACGTCGGCCATGTGCGATTTGGCGGGGTCGGCGGTCGAGGCAAGCAGCGCCTCGCTGGCCTCGACGTCGACCAGCTGCTTGCCTCCCACGTCCACCATCACCAGGCGCCCGCGCGCCTTCTGGCCGTGCCAGTAGCTGACCGCGTTGCCCTTGCGGGCGGCGAAGGCGCGCAGGGATTCGGTGGTCATGCGGCAGCGCCGCCCGGCGGTGTGTGGAGCGTGTCGGTCGGTACTGCCCCGCCCAGCGCCGGGGGGTGCCCGGCGTCCTGCTTTTTGACACGCGAAATCTTTTCGCCGCGGTACATGGCCGCGCCCATTTCCTCGATTTTACTGAATGGCAGCACCGGCACGGTCAGGCGGGCGCGGGCTGCTGGGTTCAGGAAATAAATATAGCGAAGCTGAAATCCTGGGATTGTTTCTCCAGCCGTCGCTTTGATTT